TTTCGGTTCCGGAGATTCCGGGGATATACTAGTTGGACGGACAGTCCAACTCATTTATATAATACCAGCTGTCCCTGGTAATGTCAACAATTATTGTGCCCTACGTCCCGGCATCCGCAACTGATTGAGTCTACTGCGGATATTGTATTTCGACTGCGGCTGTGTAGCTGCGGGAGCTGGTGGAGCTGGGGTGGGGGCCGGGGCGGTAGCCAATGGCGGCTGTCCCTGTGGCAACAAGTTGTCCGCAGGCAGATTACCCTTCGGTGCCTGTGCTGCTGGCTTGACCATCTCAACAGGCACTACGGATCCTCCGCCACCAAATGTCACAGCGGGCTCATCCTGTACGCCGCCTTTTGCCACCTTTACACGAACAGCGGGTTTTTTCAATTTATCAGTAGGTAACATTACAATTCCTATCCCAGAGGAGGGGACCCAGTGCCGGATGGCAATGGGGAGGACACTTCCTCATCCTCCATCAGTTACTAATTGCGGATTACGACCGTCCAATTCCCACCAACAGTAGCTTCACTGCGAGTCAAATCGACTTGGGAAGTAGAACTACGGTCAACTATGTCAACCAGAACTGTCTCATAATTCTCGTCATATACTTCTACCAACACTGCTCTGGTAGAGAATGAGTGTGAACACGATCTGGTTGCAGAACCATCGGTCCATGTGAAAGATTGGGCCGCTGACCCAGCAGCCAAGTCTGCGATCTGTTGAGTGGTAACCTTCTTGAGGGCACCGTCGTCAACCAACAGTTCCTCAGTACCGGCTAGAGAGCCAACAATCGCCGTGGCATTTGATGGATCAATTACAAGGTTTCTAGTAGCCGTGATATCACCGCCGCCACTGAGACCAGAGTTGGCTCCGGTTGCAATGCTTACGGCAGAGTGGTCCACATGTTCGTTGGCGACAAATCCACTGAGAGCATCGTGGTCAACACCAGCAGGTAGTACTGCCGCTGAAATCTGACCACCAGAGTAAGTAAGATCAACAGAAGCAGAGTCTGCTACTGTAATGGCATCACGTGCTCTAGTGTTAGTGAAATATAGATTAGTTGAACCTTCACTGATATCATCTGTATCTAGTACAACGATACCGGTGGCTCCATTAACCGAGTTTACCTCAGATGGAGAAATCTCAATGTAAACGGAACCAGTCCAGCGGTACGCCTTGTTGTTATCCACAGTCACATAGATGATACCCGCAGTACCCGTACCCGGAAGTGCCGCAAGGTTTGCGTACTCGAGGACGTCATCTACATAGCTTGGGAGTTGAGCTGAGGGGACCTTACCAGAACCATCGAGAGTTGCAATACCGTTGGCAGCTCCCAGTTCGTCATAGCGAAGAGCATCACCGTTAGCTGACGGAGCACCGAGACCTGTTACCTTATTGCCGCCCATTGCCAGATTGCCGGACATTGTGTCTCCGGACTTGCTGACTTTGCCGGAGATGGCTGTGTTGAGGGAACTAGTCGAGTGGTCTAGAGCCAACTTGGATTCTGCAATGGCAGCAGCTGCGTCAACATTGGCGTTAACCAGTTTGGCAGAAACCACTGCACCTGCGTTATCTCGCAGTATGACTTCATCGGCATCACCAAGGACAGTCTTGAGTGAGGAAATCGAGATATCAGACAGCGTGTTGTTATCGCCGTCGATCGTCTTATTAGTAAGAGTCTGTGCCTGTGTCGAGAGAACCACATCCTGCGTAGTTCCCGCCATATCCGGCACGTTAATGATCGAGTTACCTGTACTCTGACTTGATGGCTCGACTGTGACATCGAAACCGGACTTTCTGAATACAATCTTTACTAGTCGTTCTAGGGACCCGAATAATTTCATCTATCTATCCTTCTTGTAGGAGGGGAGGGGTGCCCCGTGGGGAGGGGAAACTTCCCCTACGAGTGTACGATAATGCGCCAACCGGAAACGCTCGGCAGTTCGCTTGCTGTTACTGTGATATTATTATTGTCAACAACGTGAATGTCATCTACGATAACAATCCTGTCGTTACTCATGTCTACTATGCTTATGACGACGTCAGTACTGGCTAGGTTGTGGGCCACGGACTTACTGAGGCCATCTGCTGGAAACCAGCCGGTAGCATATGAGGCCACGTCACCTGTGCCAGATATGATGTCGGCCAGCGTCGCCAGAGTCCCGCTAGTTGGGAATGTGACATTGGTGTTGCCCGTTAGGGTAGCCACAAGGTTACCGCCGGCGGTTCTCAAATTACCACCGAGCACTAGCTCCCGGTTGGCCCCATCCAGATCAATCTGTAGTTCACGGTCTGCGGTAGTATCGGTTGAGCCGCTCAGGTCGGAATGATACGAAAGCCGGAGATAACGTGTACCCCCGGCTCCCTGATCCTTGAATCCCGGAGCGCCGTCCAGGTTCAATTGTTCTGCGTGTATTGTAAATGATGACAGCGGATTACCGGACTCTCCGAGCTGTACAGAGCCTCCGGTTCCACTTCCGCCGATTGAATTTGAATTTGGCTGCAGAATGATGTCACCCTTACTTCGGATAACAGTACGCTGCAGTGTGTCGACATTTAATGCCGCCCCCAGGAGATCTAGCCTCTCTAGATTGTACTTGCTGTTAGTCGACAGGTTAGTGTCGAGTCGTAGCCGTAGATTTCTAGTAAGCGTATATGACACGGACGTCCTTGTAGGTCATATGCCCCAGTGTCGTCCCCATTGGGGATTAGAGGGGGTCAGGGGGTTAGGAGGGATCCAGCGATCCCGGTACTCACCACTCTGCACTTGGTTGTCGATACCGTGGCAGGTGACGCCACCGTGTCGAATCCTGTAGGCAGCGGCACCCCAACAGGGGTGACACCACCGTGTCGAATCCCAGATTAAGTAAAGTTACGGATTCGAGCGATTGCTTTCGGATGCTTACAGATAAGTACGCATACCGATTGCATGAAAGAAACCATTGAGTTAACGTATGCTCCACCGTCAACTTTCAAGTGGAAATCATCTCCACCTGGAGCCTTAACAGTATTGAAGTCCGAACCGTGGAACTCGATTACTTTCTCACCAGATTTTTCTTCTGGCAAGATGTACAAGCGCTTAGGGTGGACGTATTCAGAGTCAACGAACTCAATAAAGTCCTGTCTGTGTTGGAATCCGAAGACTTTCGATCCCTTGCGGACATCGTCCTTAGCTTGGAAACGACGGTCAGATTCATAAGATTCCATCAACCGAGATTGAACTTCGGGAGCAGCGCAAGCCATTTTCCACTTATAGCGGTCTTGACCTACTTCTACCTTAACCTTGTCCATAACCTTATTCAGGTGAACAAGAGACAGGGCAGCTCCTGCGTTTACTTCAGAGGCACCAGTCTTACCGCTCATGGTGATTCCGTGGATAACACGGCCATCGTTAGCAGCGAGGGACTCGAGACCAGCGAGAGACTCAGACACTGTGCCGTAATCGGCGATAGAAGCAGTGAGGTCTGGGATCGTCGGTTGGTCATACTTATAGAACACTGCACCACTCGCAGCCTGCGCCTGGATGGCACTGATAGTGCCGTACGAGGCGAAGGAGCTGTTGAGCGCTTGCAAAGTAACGGTACCAGCGATGCGGTCCTTCTCGATTACTTTCCAGTAGTCTGGAGCCTGGATACCGACAGCAGCGTCGAGGTCCAAGGCAGTTGCGGTGCTGTCGGCGTCACGGAGGATAAGGATATCATCGTACTCGAAGTAACCGACGTGACCACGAGTAGAGTCGCCTTGGTCCAAAGTGAATACCAACTTGTCAGATGCTGGTGAAGTAACTGCAGCAGCGTTAGCTCCGAGTTGACCGATTACACCAGTACCATCTTGCCAGAGGGCACGAGCCATTTCACGCTTGGTAGAAGCCATTGCAGACGAGAGAATCATTTGCAGAGGTTCTGCATACTTCTCTGGGCTCATCTTAGCTCGTTCCCACAGGTTGTACTCCAATTCAACGGCAGCGTTAGCTTCCTTGAGCTTAGCTGAGTATTCATTGGTCGCCGGCTGGAACGCACGTGGGAAAGCTCTGTTGCTTGTCCCTGGGTTACGCCACTGAGTGTTCGCAGGGAGGAGACCTTCCTGGAAGTAGAAACGGATTTCACGAGGTGCAGATCCACTGATCTTCGCTCGCTTTACCATTTCGTAGTCACGATAATCAGTAGAGATTTGTTGACGGATGCCCTTGCTGAACGCAATCTGGAGGATATTCCCCAGGCTCAGAGAGCTAATGTTTGAAAATGCCATAGTAAACTAGTCCTTTGTTACTTTTTAAATGAACCGGAGAACTTTCCCCAGTTACTGAATATTGAACGGAAATCACCTTTGCCAATTAGATCGGATGCTTCTTGCGAAACGGATCCTTTCTTATATGCTGACATCGTTGAGGCTTGTGCATTCTCAGTGGCTTCCTGTTTCTTCTGTTCCACCACTGCCGCTGCTTTCTTCTCCACCTGCGCATTCATGCGCTTGCGTAGTTGAAAGGCAACTGCTCGGAATTCACGGTCGACCAATTCCCTGGTCATCTCAACGCCCTGCTCCTCATACGGCTTCAATCGTCGCAGTGCCGTGTTCCAGAGCATATCATCGAAGAGATCTTCGTCTTCCCTTGCCTGTTCGTCCTCGCCAAGCTTCCCAGCAAAGCGATACTTCTCGAATATGGGGTTAACGCTAGATTGCAGAGTTTCAATTTCCCGGGCCTCTCGTTCAGCCGTTAACTTGGCTTCCCTCTCCTGGTCCATCTTTTCCCTGCGAGCCATCTCACGCTCGAGCTTCTGGAGTCTTTCCTCCCGCTCAAGTTGAGCTTTCTCTTCCGGAGTTGCTTTCTCGAGAAACTTGGCTTTCGCCACCTGTTTCGCAATAAACTCCTGACTTGCTCCTTGCTTACCTGCGATGAGATCTAGTACTCCCAGCTCTCCGTTTTGCTCAAAGGCTTGTTCCAGGGCATCTAGTACCTTGGCCTTTTCCTCTAGAGCAGTAACCTTGGATAGGGCACTATCTCTCTCAGCTTGCCACTTACGGGCTCCATGTGCGAGTTCGTAGGCTTTCCTAATACTTGCACGATCGCTGTAACTTACCTCGACTTTACGCTTGCCCTTGTCATCAGATACAGTGATTATTTCTTTTTCCGGTAGCTTCTTGCTCTCCGCCGCAGAGACCTTGGGTTCGGTCTGTTTAGCTGGAGTCCCTGTGCCTGAAGCGCCTTCTAAGGTATCCTCACTACCCGCTGCTGACTGGACTTCGATGTCATCTGAATCCACGACAGATTCCGATGCCGACACCGACGTTTCGTCTGATACCATCCCCGCCGATTCACTAGCTCCTGCCTGTGGACCTGCTGAGATTTCACTAATTGCATCATTAATTAAATTGGCCATAATTTCTCCTAGCCGTTCCGTTCGACTGGCGGAATGGGCAGTATTCTTGCTTACATACGCAGGGTCTGACTCGACATGAGAGATACCAGGTAAGCATAGAAATGGCGGTATTTACTATATATACTATTTATCTGAAGTTGTCAATAGTTATTTTACTATGGATCAAATACACGACGACCGCTTGCTGTCTTACGTGTCTGTAAATGGACCCAACCTTTTGTTTTCTCTGGATTTTCCAAATAAAGCCCCAACTTCTCAAGTAACTCCAGGTTATCTAGGCAGTAGGCTGCCAGTTGTCCATCGGTGTCCACAAAGTCACAGGCCTCACCGGTAATGTGAGCCGATCGCCGGGCACCGTTGGCCTTGGAATTGAAGAAGGGAGGACGCCAGCCCGAGCTTACAGTCATCGGTTTACCATAGGCATGCCGCAGGGCATTGAGAGCCACCAGAAGCCTTGTCATATTAGCTACTTCGGTATTAGTCGGCATAACCGCCCGGTCACGTCCCATCAGGTACTCACGAAATGTAATCTTCCAACCAGGTTGATCTTGAATCTTCATATTTCTTTCCACAAAATAGGTATTATTACCCATTTACCAGTGGTACTCCTACATTAGTTGCGTCTACTGGTCCAGTTGGTCCAGGCTGTGGGGGTAACTCTCCGGGGGCTCCAGCTGGTCCGGGTGCCTGTGGTTGAGCTGATAGGCCTCCAGATTTCTCCTGTGCAGCCATCTGAAGTCTCAGCTTCACGTGTTCACGGCACAGTGCTTTCGAGACCTCATCCAGGTACTTGAACTCAGCAGTCATAAACCAGTCGAGGGCCCAGGCAATCATATTCTCGTGGTCCTGCATTTCCTCCGGCTCAATTAGGCGGTGGGTAGCAATGATGGTATCGAAGTACTCACGTTGTCTATCTTCCGCCATCTGTAACTTATCGTACATGCCTTCAAGTTCATTGAGCTTCATCAGCTTAAGTGACATGCGGGTCGGGACACCGGCTTTCTCAAACATAGGTTGGAGCGCCATGATTTCCTCACGTCTAGTAATTGGATCTAGACTCAACGTGACTCCATACTCCCCGACTACGTCATAACCACCGTCAATGTCTGCTCCCTTAAGAGCCAGTGCTTCTAGGGCCTTTTCCTTACCTAATACCCGAATATTGCGCTCAACTGTCCAGTGCTTACGTACGAGATTGAGGATGGCCTTATATATAGACTCCACAGTTAATACGTACTTATTAAACAGACGTCGTCGTATCATGTTACCCTGGTTAGTCGCATATTGCATGGAAGCACTCGATTGCTCCCTACTCTGCTGACCAAACATGGATTCGTTTACGCCCATTACGTCATCAATGCCACCCTTCATATTGAGGCGCAGGGAGACCATTTCTGGCATAAGCTGCGGAACTTCCATGAAGAACGGCGGCTGATTTGCTTCAACTTCTACAACGTCCCACGGGCTATTACTCATATCCGTATTGACTTCTGCGCCTTTCGGTACAATCATACGGGCTGCGCCGTGGGCCTTGACGTTATCTAGGGTAGCGGTGTCCAGGGAGGCCAATGTATCCTGCAGCGGGCTTGCGTACTCCACTGCGGACTTGCCCCATACTGAATTTACTACGTCGATATCCGTTAGAATGTGGTAGGGTAAACTTGCCATCTGCGGAAGCTTCTGTAGTCTCGCCTGTGTTTCCTCCTCACTATATCCTTTCTTGAGGATAGCCTCCATGGATCCTGCTTTCGGAAAACGGAATGGAGATGGACCACAGGGAACTACTGCCTTACCTGCTGAGGTTACGATACAGTAGCGGCCTAGGTATCCGTTGGCCGGAAGTCCAGTTTCCCAGTACTCATACAACTCAACGGCATTGTAGTGTTCTTCTCGTGTGGGAGACCTACCGTTTCCTCTATTGGACTCAGTGCGTTCGCCTTCGGTCAATTTCGCCTGTTCCAGCATTTCCTTCTTCTCTGGCCAGCGGGCTACTGCCTCATCGAAATCCATGTATATACGCTCAATGACCCATTTAATCTGATCAACAGCACGTGCATCTGGATCGAGAAATAAATTCCAGGTATGTGGAGTAGATATGGCAATATCGCCTTCCAACTGAATGTCACCAGTAGCTGGATCAAAGCCCAGGATGTCACCACGAGTACTGTCCCATACAGTCTTTAGAGCAGCGGTTCCGTAGACAAGAGCGCCTAGGGTCAATGAATCTACACGCTCCTGCAGCGCATATTTTCTCAATGCGTATCTGCAGACTCGGTCGGCGGCATCCGCTTTCTTCGTATCCTCCTGATCGCTGCTGGTCGGCTTCATTGCAACTGACGGTGGGTTTGCAGACAGTTGACTGTGTATAAAACGCAAGTTTTTGAATGTATAGCTTACATTGAGTCTCTCGCTGTCGCTGGGGGCATCGACATCAGACATTTCGCCGCTGAGGATTGAGTCAACGGAAACAGAGAATCCTGCTAGACCATTGACGCCGTATACCGAGCGTTCGTTGTCTGTCCATTGATCTTCCAGTTTCTTCCTGGCCCCACTTGCGTGCTGGAACCGACGGAGAACTTCCTTACCTGTCTTTTCTTCATCCCAATGTACAATGCGCATGGGTCCCTCAGCTGTGACCATATTTATTTAATACTGGTTTTATCATATCGATAAGCGCTTGTACACGCTTATTTGGTTTCTTAATACGTAGAAGATCCCGGTAGAATAGCTTCAGGGCTCTCCACTCGATAACGCTATCCACATCGGATTCGATAAGTCTAATAGATTCACGTATTTCAGACTCTAGAGACTTCTTCGGTTGTTCTCGTTTCTCGGGCAGTTTACCGGGGGCCTCCGGCGGCTGTACCGGTGGCATACATAATTTCAACAGTAATTTCATAATCCCCTCACTTGAATTCGACTAATTGAAGCCTTATATTGACGCAGCAGTTGCTGACGCTCATGTCTAATTGCCAGCCATAGGAGGCCGTGTATGGGCAGTGTTACTAGAAGAAATGCCACTATCAATTCCACTACTTGCGTCTCCTAATCCGTCGGGATTCCTGCTGTTTTCTCTTCTCGTTCATTAGATACAGATGCTCTTGCCATCCGGAAGTCTCAATTTTCTTCTCATGCTTCGGTATATTATCTACGAAATATTGAGCAGAGTCAACTAGGTGTTTACTGGATGCATTAATAATACGCTCACGCTCTGCCCCAGCCCATTTACACCCGACCAACTGATCAATGAAATCGGTATTATGTGGAGGTATAAATATGCGGGTTCCCAGGGCAGATTGCAGTCCCTTAATCAGCTCGCCCTTTCTGTTGTTCTTCTTATATACCCCAATATGGTGTCTTCCCATCCTACTAGCAATTTGCATGTAGAATACCTCATGTGGGTCACTAATGCGACGTACTATGTTGTAGTGCATCGTCTTCTTATGGACCGTCTCTTCCATGTGGATTGGGTCATAGATACCAGATATTTCCTCACTGTGAACCAGGTACCAATGCCCCAGTAGGGGTTCTTCTGCCCACACCGTGAGACCGAGAGCAGACTTCAGGGCGGGATCCACGGAGATTACGTGACGCCAACTAGTTCGGTAACTTTCGGGGAGCTGCCTAACCATTAGGTCATAATTGAAATAGTAGACTGCGGAGTCACTTGCGGACCAAGCGCCGTATAACCTCGTATTTCGAACAGACTCTGGGAGTGTTGACATCTCCTGGAGGATCTTCTCACGCTTCCCCGGATCTGCGTACAGTGGGTTATCTAACATGGAAAACTGATACTTTTTGCTGTACGGGGCCTTGCTGGCATCCACCATACGTTGTATATTTATATCCTCAATTAATGGCGTAAATGAAGCCAGGAAATAGCCGCCACGGGCCTGAACACGACGTAACAGTTCGTCAATAAGGGCTACTACAGGCGGCTGCTCATCGATCCACACGAGATGCGCCACATATGATTGTACACGTTCTCTCGCTATGTTTGGGTTCTCGAGAGATTGGAACACAATGCGGTTGCCGTTACTGTGCTCAAGTCTCTGGATCATGTTACCTACCCTGACTTCCTTGTACGTACCAGGAGTCAAGTAGGATTTCAGTTTGGGTAATAGGGATTCCTCAATCTGCTTACCCGTACGACCTGCGACGAGAATTAGCAGCGGCTCATTGCCCCACTCAACCGGGCGTTTCCACCTGGGATGATTTTCCTCCAGTACCCAACTCGTAAGCCTTGAACACGTTTGGGACTTTCCCGACTGTGATCCTGCGACGATGTACTGGACTGGGATGATTCCGAAATCATCGATAACAGCTTGTTGTGCGGATGTGGGTTGTGAGGATGGATTAACGGGATCAAAGGCGGAAGAACGCTGGATAAGTTCCAGACGTTTCAGGGCTGCTGCTACTAGTCTGGGATCAGCCATTGAGCTTCTTATACAGTTGATATGGTGTTATCATAGAGTCTACCGGCTGTCCGAGGGCAGCTGTAATAAATTCTGTACATATGTAAGAACCTGAGAGTTGCCAGAGATTTGCTTTCGGTAACTTCCGACGTAGCCAACTGGGTAGTACGGCCCGGATTCCTAGGTATACGAGAGCCGGGTAGTCGTATCCCGCCCGTTCCATTCTGTGAATACGTGGGACCACTGTGGGATCATCTGGTAATTCAATAGTAAATAGCGTCCTATTAATTCGGTCAAACGCCAGACGTGTTTCCAGCGTGACTCCACGGTCACCACGGCTGTGGATTACAAAGTCACCGACAGCTAACGCCACGTGACTCACTGGCTCACCTGTGACTCTTCTGATTAGGCGAGAGAGCAACATGTCATTATTAGTAAATAACAATTGCATCAGAGAGACTCCGACAAGGGCAGTTCAAGATAAGTTTCAATCTTGTTGACTGCGGACAATAATCTGGCTGCGGTCACATACTTGGTGTCATACTGTTCCGGCGGTATTGCCCTAAGTTGATTTATAGCTTCATACAGTGAACCGGCTTGGAGAGCTGGCATGACTCCGGCCATCTTGGTCAGAACCTCGCCAGTCTTTCCTTCTTGGGTGATACCTAGAAGAATGTTGTCGGCTGCGAAGGTTACCATTAACTGCATCCCAAATTCTCGTGCTGCTGTGACTGCCGATTCAATTAGAGCTTGGACATTAACATGCGGCCTATTGTGGAAGTCGTTTAGAATATATGTTTGCTGCT